CAGCATTTTGGCCACATGGCTAGGTATATGTGCTCGAGAGAGCTGCTCCTCCCAAGAGGGGGGCAGGCGTGTGCCTTCACAAGCCCGGAAAAGCCACAGCAGGTCTTCGTCTGTTGGTTTGGGTGGCAAGGAAGTGCAAGGTGGTATGGGCGTGTGGTAGCTCGCTCGGCATGGCCAATCAGTTTTGGCTAGGCGGTCGTACTCCTGGTTGAGCATTCGGCGATATGAATGGCCATAAGCTTCCCTGTTCATATTCATTCTGGCTTGGGCTCTCTCAGCGTCGTTGAGAGCTGACCACCAGGCCCAATCTTGGCTTATCAGGTCGTCGGTAGCCAGACTGGGGATGTCACGTGGGAGTTCCAGATGTGGGGCCAGCAGAGGGGGAGGATCAGTACCGGCAGGTTGGTCCCACCATAGGGGATGCTTACCCGTGGTTGGGTTCACGTAGGGACGCCATTCCAGCCAATGTTCTCTGTCCTTCCCGGCTTGCATTAAGAAGTCCAGCAGGCTGCCAGCCAAACTACGGCCAAAATTCACATCCAGCCCCTGTGCCACCAAAGTCCAGATATGGTCATTGACGCTGCCGATCATCGAAGCGTAATCTTTGACGGCAGACTTGTACCAATTGCCCGATGTGAGAGTGGCTATCATGTTTGCCATTGGGTAGGTGGGTAGGCTTCTGTACTTGCGCAACAGCTGGAGAAATTCCTCGTTCTCTTGTCGGTCTATGAGGAGTTTGATATCTTGGCACTCAAATCCACAGGCCTGGGCTATGCGCATGTACAGGCACGCGTCAGACCATCTCCGTAGCCTGGCTGCCTCATCGTCGCCACTCATGCTCACATCCCTCACCTCCGCAGACGGACGGAGGCGGCTCAGCGAGTTGGAGATGGTCTTCTGATATACTCCATGTAATATGGTGTTGTCGCGTTGCGTGTTGCGGCTTCCAGAATACAACCCGCTTGACACGACCACGTAGGAGTCCTCGTGGGTCAGGGTCTGATTGTGGCATGAGTTACCGACCCAACGAGCCGCCCTGGCCATGTCTGACCAAGGGCCTTTAGGATCCATTTGACTCCTTTCTTCGAGTACTCGGGCATGCACCATGTTCACCTGGCACATGTCGTTGAGGCTGTGTTGGCTG